CGACACCTTTAATATTACAATTTAACGGACCGCTCCGTTATTCGTGTTTTGGTGCGTGTTTGTCACCTAAACGAAAAATGGCAATAGTTGATGATGTTAGTGGGCCTAATGGTGATGCGCAAATTATGGCTGGTACGACTAATATAGGAGATATAATAACACCAAGCAGAGCTGGACACCACGATGCAATAATGATACAAAACGCGCTAGAGAAAAAGCAATATCCGGCAGGAGCGTGCGCAGGTTACGCGACTCTATATGCGCAAGGCGAGAAAGAGAATGTAGATTATGAAACTATTAAAGGTAAGTTTAATAACGGTATAGCTATTAGTCTTGATTTAATAAATCAATTATCTGGACCAGAAAACAAGCTCACATATTCTAAAGTCAAACAATTGCAGCAAAGCAAAAAAATATGGGGATTAATAACGTATAAAAAAGTGTTTTATGCTATACAGTTAGTTCACATATTAAGCGATACATCAACACCAGGAGTTAAATTTACACCTGCGACATTTTTTGGTATAACAGATCAATTTCCTGGGCTAACCAAAGGAGATGCGCCGCTACCTACTTCACAAGTTACAGAATACGGGTCGTGGAAGCAAATAAAATATAAAACATGTCATAACGCTGGTGATATGGAATTTAGAATAGGACTAGGTTCGAGAGCCGAGATGGCAGAACAGTATGCCGCTAAAGTTGGTAGTCGTCGTCTAGCAGAAGTCTCTAACGCTACAGTTGCGCGTCAAAAAGTACTAGATGGCCGCGTATCAGCTGATACTGCTAAAAAATCCTAATACATTATAGTTAAACATCAACAACGTCGCTATTAATAATAGCTTTCATTATATCTTCGCGAGATAATAAAATTTTTGTTTTATTATCGGTAATATTCATCCGTTCTTTAGACTCAATATCCATTTGCTTAACGTTTACTTGTGTTTTGTTTCTTTCTTCTGAAATATAAACCTTATTGAGCGTGTCAATAGCAGAAGATGTTGCGTTAATTAGTTCAGCTAGCGCGGCTATATCTTTTGAATCTGACCCTGCTGTAACATAGTCTTTGACATCGTCTACTATATTGAGGGATTTGGTTATTAACTTACCAGAATTCTTAATAATAAACTCTTCTAGTTGGTCTTTAGTTAGAATTTCTTCTTCAGGCTGCTTTTTTACAGTAGGAACAGTTCCTTTTAGTTGTGATAAGATATCATTTACAGCACTATCTAAATCTGTATCCATTATCTTATATTTAATCTTGATTTATGTATTGCAATAGTTATAATGTTGTTATGAGTATTGAAGTAACACTAAAATTTAAGAAAATTAATGAAAATGCTAAGCTACCGACCAAAAACAATGAATCAGACACTGGTTTTGATGTTTATTGTGTAGAAGATAAGATTATCCCTGCAAGGGGTAGCGATGTTGTAGATGTTGGTCTAGAATTTGCATATATTACCCCTGGTTACTGGGTAAAGGTTGAAGGGAGATCAGGACTTGGGTTTAAACACGGAATTTCACCACATCCAGGTATTATTGATAGTGGTTATCGTGGAAATGCTGGTATTAAGCTATATAATAACTCTGATTCAACTTATGAAGTCAAAGCTGGCGATAGGATTGCACAGTTTGTTGTGTACAAAAACTATGATGTAGCTGTTGAAGAAGGTGATATTGTAGAGTCTGATAGAGGCGCTTGCGGTTTTGGTTCTTCAGGTAACTAATATGTTAGATTTTAATAAGATCTGGGTGGAGAAATACCGCCCTCAAACACTCGACGATATTATCTTATCAGGGCGCAATAGAGATATCGTTCGAGGGTTTGTAGATGAGATTCCTAACTTGTTATTTGTCGGTACACCGGGTACCGGCAAGACAACTCTTGCGAGAATCATAGTAAATGATATTCTTAAATGTAATTATCTTTATATTAACGCTTCAGATGAATCAGGTATCGATACTATTAGACATAAGGTCACTAACTTTTCACAGACTAAGTCGTTTGATGGTAAGATTAAGGTAGTAGTTTTAGATGAGTGTGATGGACTTACGAGTCAAGCACAGGCTGCTCTTCGGAATACGATGGAGTCGTTTGCTAAGTATACTCGATTCATTCTTACAGCTAACTACAAGCATAAGATCATTCCTGCCTTACAGTCGAGATGTCAGTTTCTTGATATCAAGCCCACCCTTGAAGACGGGGTAAAGAGAATTTACAGTATTCTTAAACAAGAAGGTATTGAAATAGATGATGAGCAGAAGAAGAAGTTTGTAGAACTCGTAAAAGCTAACTTTCCTGATCTTCGCAAGGCTATTAACGAGATTCAGAAGAACTGTGTTAAAGGATCGTTAGCTATTACAGCTATTAATGTAGATAATTCTTTACTCAAAGCAATTTATTCTGCTATTGAGCAGAAAGATGTTATTTCATTAAGAAAACATCTTATTGAAAATGAAAATTCGTTCTATGGTGATTATGATACGCTAATGCGTGATTATCTTAACTATCTATACAATCAACCAGTGCAGGATCTCAAAAAGAAAGAGATGATCGCAGTTATTGCTGATCATCTCTATAAAAGCGCGTTTGTTCTAGATAAAGAAATTAACTGCTTTGCTTGCTGGATAAGCTTAGAGTGTATTACTTAATACCCGCCATATATTCATGTGTATATGAACCAACGGCTGGAGAAGGTGTAGCAGGCTCTGATGGTAGTGTTGTATTGTTAGTGGGTAATGTGATATTTGAGTCACTCAACTTACCGTCGCCTTTATCTATCTTGTTTGCAAGATTGTCTTGCTTTTCTACCTCTTGCGGGGTGATATTAGTGTTGTCTGGTCTTTTTACACTATCTGGAACAGGTGGTAGATTAGGATAGAAAGTCTCCGGAGTACCGAGATCAGGGTAAACATTAACATAATGTGTGTATCTACCACCTCCGTTGTCAAGTGCTAGTGTTAATTCTACATCAGTTGATGATGTTTGTGGGTTGCCTGGGTAGCGCGGCGAAGTGGTGTCTTTTATACCTACGACACGTACATGTAGTCCTGATTCGACCATTTGATCGATCATGTCTTTTGTATTTTGTCCTAATTTTTTATAACCATCTGTTGATTTAAAATCATCATTAAATTTAAATACATCACCAACGAGGAAACCACCGCGTTCGTAACGCGAAAAGTACGATTCAAATAAGGTTAAAAACTTTTTTTCTCTAGCCATAACATTATTTATACAAACCCATAAATAAATATATGGAATTTGATCGTCTTGTTCAAGAAATACTGTTTGAAAAAGCAGGCTCGCGGTGTACTAAGGTTACCGGCCAGCAATCTTCAACAAGATCCGATAAAAAGTATATGAGATGTGTTCGCGTTAACGGTAAACTTAAACGAATCCATTATGGTGACCCTAATCTGAGAATAAAAAAGTCAAATCCAAAAAAACGTAAGTCATTTAGGGCGAGACACAAATGCTCAACCGCTAAGCCTGGTACAGCTCGATATTATTCTTGCAAAAACTGGTAAATCTTAAATATGTTGTGTGATTAAATAATATGTAGATGGCTATAAAGCTCAATACAATTAAAGCTTCAGAAAGAGTTCGTGAGACTTTAACATCAGGGTTTTTGTATAAGGATGTTAGTTTCGATTTAAATTTGCAAGGCACGCAGGGCAGAGAGCTCTTTCGTAATAACGATAATAAAGACTTACAGAGTATATATGATAGCAACGCTATACTTACGTCAATTAAAAACATACTAACAACTTCACCAGGAGAAAAATTACTTAACCCTCAGTTTGGATTAGATTTACGCGACTATCTTTTTGAAAATGTAACAGAAAATAAAGCGTTTTTTATAGGTCAGGATATTCTTCTAGGGCTAGCAGCTCAAGAGCCACGAGTAGTTCTTGACAGTGTTGAGATTGTTGCAGTAATTGATGAGGGTGAGTATGAAATCACTTTAAATCTATCAATACCAACTCTTAAAGTATATGAGATAAGTTTGAAGGGTATATTAAATAACGATGGATATACTTTTGTATAAAATATGAGTGCTAATACATTTACAGAATTTAACTTACCGAGAGATGCGTATGCAGCTTTTGATGCTAACACGCTAAAGTCTCTTATTATAGAAAGATTAAACCAAAGTAATGTGTTTACTGATCAAAATTTTGAAGGATCTAACTTAAACGCCTTTATTGATGTCGTATCGTACATGTATCATGTATTGCTATTTTATTTAAACACGACATCAACTGAGTCTACTTTTACAACAGCATCTTTGTATGAGAATATGAGTAAGCTTGTTTCGAATTTAGGGTACAAGCCTGTTGGTAAGCAGACATCTTTAGCAACATTATCACTATCTGGATTATCGTTTTTACCTACAGGCCTATACACTATACCACGGTTTTCGTATATTTCTAAAAACGGTATTGATTTTACTACAATTAAAGATATTTCTTTTGAGAAAACAACTGAACAAACTGAAGTTCTTGCTATTGATAATAACATTATACACCAGGGGTCTATTCGTGAGTA